TATAAGCTTTATTGCTTATGTCTAGTATTCAGCATTTACTCACCAACCTGTCAACGGTTGAGCTTGCGAATTGAATAGTCGTACCATTGTTATTAATACTTCTGCTATTATACTCCTTGCGATAGCAAGTGGAGAGAGTATAATCGCTATATGAAGTATTTATAAGAATTGTAAACAGCTCAGACACAACATGGAACGGAGTGAATGTTATGCGCAGTGGAGCACACGTCTCTTTTGTGTGTGAAGCCGCGTGTCGTGCTGTGGCTACTATTCATTACCTTGACAGGTTGATCAGGGAGTAAATGCTAGAATACCTAGTCATAATAATAATAATACACACCCATACACCAAGCCATGCCTGAACGTAGTGAAGCGAGCATGTTCTATTATGTAGTGCATCAACTACATTACGTAGTAAGGTATAAGGTTGATGTGATACATGATAGGAAACAATACAACTAACCAGTAGTTATACACTGGCTAGCTCTACCCCTTAGTAACAAGCTTGATACACAGCTTGATACACAGCTTGATACACAGCTTGATACACAGCTTGCGCCCTGGCTATTAAGAACAGCTTGCTACACTGGCTAGTAAGAGAGTAGTAAGCAAGGCTTGATACTAGGGATAGGAAAACGATGCAACTAGGGTTGCGAAAACGATGCAAGTCTCCCCTCTCGGCTCAACCTACTCACACCCTCTGTCACACCCATTTACTCTGGCTCTTACTACTAGTCGATCGACCCCTATGGGGGGCTTGTGACTGGTTTGCTCGGAGGGAGGGTACCACTGCATATCTATTACCTGTTTTATATATTTCTTATATATTATTTTTTAGTTTACTATTATTCATATTTGTACATTATTAGTATACGTATCTGTATTTATCTAAACTACTTACTTACTTACTTACTTACTTACTTGCTTACTCTGGCTAGTCGAGCGACCAGACTTAATAGGGTAGTGTATTGTTAGTCTATTGTAGCTATCTTCTAACTTCTTTGTTCTCAACTTCTAATAATATGGAGCTAGTATACTACTAGTCGTAGTCTAAATAACTGTCGTGAACGTCGTCGAACGTGTCGTTAACGTGTTTAGTAGTGTATTGTAGTATCTTGTAATCTATAGGACAATTATAAATGACTTATAGGACAATATTGGTATATTATGTCCTATAAGTAAAGTATAGTTAAATGCTATCGACTAAACTACAGTAGCAGGTGTTACTACATTGATATCACCTTTACGAGTACCATCGTTATAGTCACCACGTAACCACTCACCTAGATGAGTCTTTGATACATAGAAGACCATATTATCTACATCTGTACCTGTACCAGTGTTTAATGGTAAACCTGCGTCTGTTGCTCGTACAGTGACTGTATCGTAAGCATTCTCTGTGGCTTCTCGTGGAAAGCCTGCACCGAGTGTGTTAGCTTCTGATGTGATATCGTTAAGCTGTGCTACGGTGTATTCTAAAATTCCTAAACTATTAGGCATATATTAATTCCTTTATTTAAAAGCCCTTGAATGTAAATGGACTTGGTATAATTAGAGCGAAACAAAAGATACCACCTGCCATAACGTATAATGTCCACATAGGGACTTCTTGGTTATTGGTTATGTTATCTATTTGTTTAGCTTCTTGTGTTGTTGCTGCTTGTGTATTCTTTGTATTAACTTGTATAGAGTCCGCTGTAGACCCTTCTAAGTTAGTTGTTGAATCCATTGCAGGTTTGAAGTTACTCGTGGTGCAGCACTGGAGAGTACAGAGCATTATAGCTATTAAGATCGTTCTTGTTTTTAACATCTTCTAGTTCCTCCTCTAAGTTTACTAACCTCAAGTTCTGAGAGTTATTATCTATTGCTATGTCTAATACTTGATTAGACATCTTATCGAGTTTACTTCTAGTATATCTCGTATCGTCTAATGCTGATTTAGAATTAGTATGTAATGTAGCTAACGTTGTAGCTAGATACCACATAGCTCCTATCCCTGATAAAATAATAGTCAATAGCAACTCTTTTGTTCCTATTGTAAATCCCATAGGCTATTTCTTCTTAGGTTTAGGTTTATCTACTTTGGCTTCTTTACAAGCAAAGTCTAAGATACTCTGAAACTTCTCTAGTTTATTCGGGAAAGCACTACATTTATTATGTGCTTTCATTAATACTTTACGCAAATCACCAAACTCACCACCAGTATCTGATGGATAGTCTGTAATTTTTAGATTTTTAAGTGACATTAACGTCTCCTGTTTGACAGTCTACCCATTCTACTGGTTATCGACTGTTTATTTAAGTTAATTGATGCTGCAAACTCTGGACTCCATTCGGATAAAAGCTCTACATTCTGGTTTCGCATATTCATGCGCATTTTCTTCTCTTCATCAACTGCTAAAGTTTCTACATATCGTCTTACAGCTCCTGCTAATGCATCCAATCTATCGTCATGTACTAAACAACCACGTTCTCGTGTCATTTTAGTTATCTGATGGCATAGTGTGTACAGCTGACGTACATCTAACGGATATTTCTTAACTGTTGCTTTATCAACATCGAACACATCTTCATTAATAACTAAACGATGTCTAGCCATTACTGGTTCAAGTGTATCTATAATTCGTAACTCTTTCTGTTGTGAAACCCAATCATCATCTATAGCGGGACAACCTGTGTGTCCTGCTTCTTCATATGTCTTGAGTAATACTGGTCTCCACATTTGGGCAAACGCCCCGTAACCGTGGTTAGACTCACAGCCAATTTCATTGACTTTATGTTTAAGTGCTAACTTAGATAACTTCTCAAAGACTGATACATCGTATCCGCCTTCTAATGGTAACATCTCCATACCGAAGATATATCCATTTAAGAAGTAAACTACCCATGCTACTGTTTCATCACCATTGCGACCACCACCTGCTGTATCTACGTAAAGGTAGCGAGATTCATACGTATATGTATCTTGGCTTATGCTAAACGGACGATATAACTCAGGGGTGTTGGTATAGCCTGTGATATTGATTTGACGCTGTGGATCTGGCATCCATGTGAATTGGCCTGGAGATCTCTCCATATCCAAACTAGATACTATTAAATTCTTACACTTAAGCGGGAATCGTCCCTCATCTGAAAGTGCTGTATTCAACATATGCTGTAATTGGAAGTAAGCAGGACCTTGATCTAGTTCCTTACCTACTAGGAGGCTCTCAGGAAGCAATACAGGGTCTGTAGGCTTACCTTTAGTACCACACATGCCACCACCAGTTTGGAGGCTTGTATCAGCCTCTAATGCGTCTCTAACGAATGGAGCTAATTGATCACCGTAGTAATCTAGCTCTTCATCTGTAGGGTATCTTCCTGGCCAGATTCGGATGGAGTATCCGCGTCCTGGAAGTGTATTGTAGATGGAGTCATTTGTTTGGGGTGTACCCAAGTAGACTATTCTACCTTTCTGACAGATAGATGTGAAATCCTTTGATAGATGGATTAAGTTCTGTCGTTGCAGTTCGGTTAGACCGTTCTTTGAGGATTCTATATCATCTGGGATTAATAAGTCTGCACGTCTACCCTGCATGTTAGCTGTTACACCAATACATGCTACTGAGGGGGACTTCTCTGCGCCTTTTAATTGCCAGTTGATGTCAAACGCTTTACTTGAAGCTCTGTCACCGTGTTGTCTATCTGGACGCATACATTCAAGTATGTCCCAGTTCATTATAATTTGTATAACCCAATTCGCAATTTCCATTGCTACATCACTACCTGCTGATATAATCAACACTCTGTGTTTTGGATCGTGTATTAATTGCCATACGGCATATATTGCTACTATAGTTGACTTCGCTTGTGAGCGTTGTGCTTGTATCATAGAATATCTAGTATTGTTGGGTGGGTACTGTAGGAAGTGTCCTATATCGAGCTGTAAGGGGCTACAGGTGAATCCCATTAGCTCAGTCATACAATCGTATAGGAAATCACTAAACTCGCTGTAATGCTCTTGTAGAGCCTCTACAGATGTCCAACGTTGTACCATCTGTTGTTGAATCTCAGTCATCTGTGACATGTTAGCACGTATAGTACTCCATTCATCTAGATGTGATTGATCTTCTTCTGGGTTGTGGATGTCCTCTAGTAGTTCTTCCATTAGTGTTCTCTCTCTTGTGCAGCCTCACTAGCGTTAGCTAAGGTAAGTCTACCTTTCTTCTGTTTCTTACTTAATAGATCTTCTAATGCACCTAAGTTGTGATCTTCCTCAACTGTACAAGTGATTTGATTATCCTTTAAGAACTTCGCTGCTACTGCTAACAGCGCAGGTGTAGCAGATGACATAGTGACTAATTCACCTTGTTCATCTACATACGAGTCTGTTGCTGATATCTGAGTAGCTAGTACTTCTGCTAGAGCTTCGTGAAGCCCTTGTAGTTTCTTATCGCTTACTGCCATTATAATTCCTTATGCTGCACGGTAGTCACGTTTAATCTGTAATGAGATATCATAGATAGATGTAACACCTGTCTGGTACAGTGCGAAGTATCCGCGTGTATTATCAGCAGGGTAGGTTATGTTTCCTGACACTGCTAACGACTCTACATTGAGCCTGTGTATTTCTGACATTCCTGCCCTCCTATGTTATTTGTTAGAGCAAGCCGTTTTAATGGGCTTGCTAATTCATTGCTATACATTGTGTGAATTAAATTATAAATCTAATCGACCTACACTTCCCAAACATTTAAACTATCTTCACTTGTTGATACTTCAATGTTTGCCCTAAAGTCTACGCTAGATGGTGTTGTACTACCTGTGGACGTTATTTCAATTGACACTTCGACTACCGCTGGTTCAACTTCGACCGCTGTCAGTACCGCATCAATATTATAAAGCCCACTAGAAACGCTAGACGTAAAATCTAAAATATCGGTAATGGTCGATATTGTTGTAGCTCCACCTCTGCGAATAAGAAAAGCAAATTTCTTACTAACACAACCAAAATTACCTGTTCTTTCTATCGCCTCTAAAGATACTTCTATTCTATTTGATGAAGGAAATGGTACTTCAACCCTAAAGCAAGCAGTTGGTGTTGTTGGTGCTATATTCTTTTGTGTTGTAGCTACTTTTGAGGCATTATTATTAAGTGTATTAGATGATATTCCAGTAGTGATACCAACGACAGGGTTTATTGTTTCTGCGTCATTAGTTACATATTCATAAGTACAACCTTTATTAGTATTATCAAAGTCAAACAACCCTGTAGTAGCGCCACTATTCACCATGACTGGGTTTCTAATCGAGATACCCTCAGAATTTCTACCACGAAAACAAGCATCACCTTCAAATCCAAAAAAGAAGGTATTTACACAAGTAACACCAAAAGCACCATCAAAAAGAACAGCTTCGTTATTTGCGCTTTCAAAGTAAGTGGCGTGAACAGTTCCGCGACCACCAAACTTAACGCAAGTATCAAATCCTTGTATATAACCACCATAAACTGAACCAGAAGCGGTAAAGTCTATCCCTATTCCAAGACCCGACCCCCCTGCTACTGCAACACTGTTATCAAAGTTTGGACTATAAACATCAACCGTACCTACTGAGCCACCTGAACCACTTTTTATTGGATAAGGTACGCGAAAACAAGACGGGCTGTATATCTTAACGCCAAAAGAGTCAGCAACAATATCAATCATCGTATCTAATTGAGTAGCCTTTGGTGACTTTATTTCTACCCCTGCACCTAAATCTGCCAGTGAAATCATAGTGACACCAACTGACGTTCCGCCAAAATCACTAGCAAACATATTTTCTATTAGTATATTAGAGCCAGCTGCTAATGCGTTTTCATGCTTTAACATAATGAAATTATCGGCAGTTGGTCTTAATATTGCTCCTTGGCTAAACGTTATCTGTCTATTACCAATTAAATTAACTTGCGTAGCCCAAGCATATTCGCCATCGGGAATATAAACTTTTTCATTATTGTCTATAGCCGCTTGTAATGCGGGGGCAATATCATCTGTATTGTCATTTTTAGCACCATACTGTAATACATTAGCCATATTTACTTGTTGTAACTCAGCGCAATTACTATTGGCCAACTCATGGTCGCCATAACCATCAAAAGCTTGTGGTGTTTTAATTAAATACTTTGCACCACCACCATCCCCTGCTGTGTAGTAACCTTTGGTCGTTACTTGTTGACCATCTTTTAATTTAGCAAGCTTGAGCTGTGCTACTGACTCGAAAGTCTTCATTT